GCTTGTACCAGTTGGAGTTGCTAGAGAAATAACTATTAACATTGGATTTGTTCCAAGCTTATAAAATTAGAATATTATGGCATTAGCAGACCAAACACCATTAGTAAACGGACAGGCATACGCTTACGCAGATATTATTGTCGCAATCGGAGGGGCTCCCATTGCTGGAATAACTGAAATAAGTTACGAGGACAACCAAGAAGTCACAGAAAACTTCGGAGCGGGTAGATTCCCAACTTCGAGAGGGTTCGGGCCAATCGAAGCAACCGCAACGATCACGATTGACAGAGCAGAATACAACGCTTTAATTAACGCGGCTCCTGGTAAAAGATTGCAAAATATTCCAGAGTTCGACATTACTGTTAGTTATGTACCTGACGCCTCGACACCTGTAACGGACATAATCCGAAACTGTAGATTTAAAAAATCTATGGGGGGAGCGTCCCAAGGGGATAGCAACGTTGTCGCTGAGTTAGAGTTAGCCGTTAGCCACATAGATTGGAATAATTAATAACTCAATGGTTAACTAAAAATATAAGCCTTGCATTTTGCAGGGCTTTTTTTATATTTGCTATAATTAATTATTCAAATATTTCTATATGGCAGAATTTAAAACAGAGGAAGAGATTTCAAAGGAAATCGATTCTTTAAAAGAAAAGTACAGTACAGTTTACAAACTTACTGTTCCAATGGAGGAAGGTTTTTCAAACCTTTTATTGCGAAAGCTTGATCGGGTAACTTATTCGGCTGCAATGAAAATAATGCAAAAAGATGAACTACAAGCGGCAGAAATGATTTTAAAGTCTTTACATATTGGAGGGGATGAAATTTCACCAGTAGTTAATGACTTTGATTCTTTAAGGGTTGCAAGTGAGTTATTAATTGACATAATAACTCCGAGGACTGGGGGAAACGTAGCGAAGTTGTAAAAATTTTAGAGGGCTTGGATTTGTCTTTGGCTAATAGCTTTGGCAATTTCAGGAAAGTAAATTTTTACGACGCAAAAGTTAAGGAGTTCGACGTTGACAATAACGAAAACTACCAAATTGACGCGCTTTTACGTTTTCATTTTAAAATAAACCCAGACAATTTGGACGATGAAGAATATTTCAAACTTTATGCTCAACTAGAGTGGGTTATTAGAATGGAAAACGAGAAATACAAAAACAAGGATTAAAGGGCTTTATTTAAGCCCTTTTTTTCATATATTTACGGTTATGGCAAACGCTGAAAGAGTCCAATATACTATAGGCTTAAATGATAGACTAAGCCCTGGTTTAAGTAGAGCCAACAGGAACGCTAACGGTTTAGATCGCTCAATGGGTGGGTTAAAAAGGTCTACCAAGGGAACAACAAGCGCGTTTGGCGGGTTGGCTAAAGCTGGCGGTTATGTTGCCGCTGCCGTTGGGGTTGCTACAGTAGCAATGAAAGGTTTTGAGTACGCAAGCGACGCCGCAGCGGAGGCGAGAAAATGGGAAAGCTTAGAGAACTCAATTAGGTTTGTAAGTGGGACCACAGAGGAGGCGGACAAAAATATGAGGTTCTTAATTGACACCTCCGACCAGTTGGGGGTTGATTTAAAAAGCGGAGCGAGCGGTTTTAAATCTTTTAGCGCGTCAATGAAGGGAACGGAGTTACAAGGAGAGGCGACCCGTCGAATGTATAAACAAGTTTCAATGGCCACAACCGCGTTAGGTTTAACAGGTCACGAAACGGAGGGGGTTTTCCTTGCGCTTTCTCAAATGATGGGTAAGGGAAAAGTAAGCGCGGAAGAACTTAGGGGCCAATTAGCGGAAAGGCTTCCAGGGGGTATAAAAATGGCTGCGGACGCTTTAGGAATTACACAAGCAAAACTTGACGAGCTTTTGCAGAAAGGAATGATTCCAGCAAAAGATTTCCTTCCTAGATTTGCTAACGAGTTGGAAAAGAATTTCGCGGGAGCAATGGATAAAGCTGTAAACAGCTCACAAGCGAATTTTAACAGGTTTAACAATACTTTATTAAAATTAAAGTTGACAATAGGAAAGGAGATCCTTCCAGTTGTAAACGTATTTTTACAAGGTTTTCAAAGGCTTTTCAACTTTTTTGTTAAAAACAAAGAGGTAATAATTCAAAACGTCTTTATTCCATTAAAGGAGGCTTTTATTGATATTGGAGGAGTTTATACAAGTTTAATAAATCAAATAGGAACAGCTTTTGGATTAGGTGCAGACAAAACAGAAAACTTTAGAAAAGTAATGTTAGGCTTGAAATACACCATTATAGTTGTAGGTAAGATTTTCAAGTGGTTTTTATTTATTCAGACGTTAGTTACTAGGGCGATCGTTTTCGTACTTGATACAATGGCAACAAGAGCGAGAAAAGGGGCTGCGATCCTTGTATCTGCTTTCTTTGCGGCTAAAAAAACCTTAACCCCTGTTTTGGAGGGTTTGAGTAAAGCTATAGAAGGAGTAATGACCTTTAGCCCTTCGAAAGTAAAAGAGGGGGTTAAACAACTTACTACTTCCGTAACTAAAGGCTTTAAAGAAGAGTTTGAAAAAAATATGGCTAAACTTTCTCCTGAAAAGAAAAAGAAATTTGATCTTGAGTCTACCTTAAGAAGTGGGACCAGAAAAGACAATAAAAAAATAAAAAGCACTTTACAAGAGTTTTCACCTTTTAGGCCTACCGGTGGAGATAAGGACAAAAAAAGCGCTAGTTCTACGGTTTCGGGAGTCAAAGGAGGAAGGCCAACCAATATTAATATTGATATTGGAAAATTAATTGAAACTTTTAACGTAACCGCTGCGGATGACGTGGATTTAAACGCAAAAATCAAGGACACGGTTGCAAAGGCTTTATTTAGCGCGGTTAATAATGTTAACAATATAGTTGGGACATAATGGCAATAAAACCAATTTTTAACACGGATTTAGTTTTGCGAGGTTTCGGGCTTCAAGCTTTGAAAACTAAGTTTTACGATTTTGGAGAGGAACAGCCAGACGACAAAGCGCCAGTTTCTACTTCTTACCTGGGAACTCCCGTTTTTATGAATATTGAGTTCATTCCAGGAACTTACAAGGATAAAAAAGGGCGTTCGATCACTTACGGAAACTTATTGAAAAATAATGACGACGCAACAGCATTCCAAATAAACACGGTTTTAGTTGACGTTTCCCAGAGCAAGCAGATAATTAAAACTAACATTCAAGGGGTTTCCGGAACTGTTAAGGAATACATAAGCAAAGGGGACTATCAAGTGAAAATTCGGGGCGTTTTAGTCGATGAAAGCTCCGAGCGTTACCCACAGGAGCAAGTTGTTCAGTTAAGGGAGTATTTAGACGCCGAGACCTCTATAGGTGTTGCGGGTAGGTTTTTAAATGATTTGTTTGATATTACCGACATAGTAATAGAGGGCTACAGTTTTCCACAAACAGAGGGAGCGCAAAACTACCAACTTTTTGAAATAACAGCGGTTTCCGACGATCCAATCGAATTAACAGTTGTTGGTAATGGATAGGTTAGACAGTAGAATATTGTTAAGCGGTCAAGAATTTACTTTCTGCACGGAGGTAAATATTGAAAGCAGTTATGACAATCTGCTCGATTCTGGTTTTGTTACAATACCGCAGAGGATTAGATATTTAGACCAGAACGGGAACAGGTTGGAAAACATAACGGTTGGACCGAATGCAATTTTTAAAGTGGGAGGTTCTGCGAGCATTTCAGTAGGTTACAACAGTCTTTTAAATACTTGTTTTACTGGTTTTATTTCAGGAGTACGAACAAAATTCCCTTTAGAATTTAAACTCGAAGATGAAGTTTATCAATTAAAGCAGAACAGGTTTACTTTAAGTTTAAAAAACCCTAAGCTTTCGGAGTTAATTTCAAAAATAATGCCCAGCGGCATTAATTACGAAATAACAGCGGAGCAGAATTTGGGAAACTTTAGAATAAACAACGCAAGCACAGCGGCAGTTTTAGACGAGTTAAGAAAAAACCACGGAATTTTTTCTTTCTTTAGGGATAGCGTTTTATACATAGGTTTGTCAGTTGTTCCAAAACTACAAAAAACCCATAGGTTTGAATTCAACACCCCTACGTTAATAAGTGGTAAAAGTTTAACTTTTATAGACGAGAGCGAGCGAAAAATAAAAGTGGTTTGTAAATCTATAGACAATAATAACAACACTTTGGAAGCGGAGGCAGGGGACGCGGACGGCGAAACCA